CGTCAGATGTGTATAAGAGACAGCCTAAACGTAAGACATCTGTTAGTGCTGCTACACCTACACGCAAACCGCATCGTACTCCTGCTCAACGTGCTTCTGCTAGGAATAAATTACTAGGCAAGCAGGAAACACTTCGTAAAGCAAGCGCTGGTATGCGTTATGGCTCTGAGTACAAAGGGATACCACAGTTAAGTAAGGAAGACCAAGATGCTATGACACGTTCTATGGAGCTTGCGTCGCCTGGTGGTTTAGCTAAAGTTGGTATAGGTGCTGGCTTAACTGCGCTTGGCTTAAAAGGCCGTAAGATGTACAAAGTAAAGAAGGCTAAAGATTTAGCCTCTGGTAAAACAGGTGGTACATCTGCTGGTATTGGTAAGACACGTGCTGCATCTGCGGCATCTCGTACAAGCGGTCTTGGTAAAGCTAAAGGAACGCCTAAAAAGACACCAGTCAAAGGAAAAAGTGGGCCGTCTAAATTCTTAAGTAACATACTTAAGAAAGCTGCGGATTACGGAAAACCTAAGTCTGCTTTTAGGAAGCTGAAGAAAACCCAACGACGTATGCCGAAATGAGCGTTCCAAAAACTAACGATCCTGACTGGAAGTACGTAGCCGTTGGCAATCTTGCTGTGCGGCGTGTGTTACGGAAAAAGAAAAAGTGATAAAACTTATCTATGCAATCGCTAAAGCTATACCCGTCCTCAAGAAAATTCTGGATAAGTTCTTCGGAGAAGGGCGGGAGCTTAGCGCATCAAAGCGGCGCACGGCAAAAGATGCGCTGGTTGATGACGCTATCGCTGATGCTCTTGCTAATCCTAACGAGCGGGTGCGTGGGGGTAAAGATGAATAACAGCGAGCGATTGATAGCGCATCCAGGATTTAAGAAAGCTGCGTTAGCATCACCGGCGTTTGTGAAGGAAGCACTTCAGACAGTAAATCGGCTGGAGTATGAGTTGGAGAGAAAGTAATGGCAACTGTAGTTTTAGTTAAGGTAACGCCTACGAAAGCAAAGACCGCACTTGTCAAGCGTGACAAAGCTGCGGTTACTGCATTAGTAAAACGATGAGTGTAGAATACATATTAGATAGGTTTGGCAAGAAGATTGGTATGCTACCCAGCGATACCAGTCAGCGTGCGTTACTGCTTGACTATCTTAATGAAGCGGCACAGGAACTTTACGAACAGTCTGATATGCCAGGATGTTTGCAGGAGGACGAATTTTATGTGCAAGGTGATAAGACTGTTGCGTTGCCAGCTAACGTATATGCTATACGTGGCATACGTGAGAAGACTGGCAACAACGCTGAGTGGGAGACTGAAGCATTAACAGCACGCTACAGAGAGAATAACTGGGCTTCTGACAGTAACAAATTTCGTGTGATAGGCTACAGCCCGTTGAAGGTATCGTTGCCTACGTCTATCACAGAAGCGGCTAATGGCACAAATAAGCTGAAAGTTAGGTGGTATGGTACGACAACGACGGACGATAATTATGAAGTGGTTGTTAAAACAACGCATAGCGAGAGTTACTTAGTTAGTGTTACTGGTACTGCGGTTGCTGTAGCATTAACCGACACCGCAACGTTAGCTAACTTAGGCGTTCCGTTCACAGACATCGTTAGTTTCACACGGACAAACAAACCAACGGCAACTGTTGGATTAGCGCAGTTGATTGATTATACTGATTCTACCGTGTATGCTGAGATACCATCTAACAGTATGGAATCACGTTATCTTATCGTAGACGTAAGTGAGTTTCCTTTCTCGTCGTCTGCTGCGTCGGATGACTCGCACACGCTACAGGTGTTGTATAAGAAAGCATTACCGCGCTTGCAGAATGACACGGACGAATTTCCTGCTGTTGGTTACGATAACATACTCGTTAGTAAATGTATGGAGTTGTTTCTCGAAGAGCAGGGTAAGTTAGAAGAAGCGATACTGCATGATAGAAAAGCTACACGTTCGCTATCGCGGCGGCAAGCTGACTTAGAGAGAGGTCAAGAGCAGAAGGTAGTATTTAAACGTCACAATCACGATAAACTTGCATGGCTAGCTACGCACAATCGTCGTTCCTAGGTGGAATGAACATGGCAGTTGATGACTCTCGTCTGGGTGACGATGAGTATTCTTTTGCTATGAACGTGCGTAATCGTTTCGGTGAGCTAACGCCGGTTAAACGGCCACTTATTATTGATACTGGCTTTACTGCTAATCAACGGTTTCAAGGCATATATACCGTAGGCGATTTCATCTTACTTTTTCAGAGCGGCCACGCAAAGTTTAAGCATCGGCTTTCTGATACATGGGTTACGCTATGGGATGCGAGTACGAATAGCACTTTGCAGATGTCTGCTAATGCAGACTTTATGTACGTGCAAGCAGTTCCTGGTTCTACGATGAACATGGAGCGTAAGTCTGAGAGTGCTACTAAAGCTGACGATCCTATAAATTTAACGTATAACTCTACTGCGTGGGTAAAAACATCAGCGGGTATTGTTGTGCAGGATGGAGAAAACACTCCGAATCTTATTATCTTCAGCTCAAGCAATCAGACGGCTGCAATTTCTGTACGTAAGTGTAAGAGTTACACGGAGTGGGATGCAACAACCCGTGAGTATGTGCCTATCGGAAAGCAGATGATGTTTTTTGGTGGTAAGTTGTACGTAATAGGCGCAGATGCCGACGGCAATTTTACGCAAATATACCATTCTGTTACTGGTCGTCCGCTAGATTTCGTTGTTGCCATAAACAATAGCGGAGCGCAGATTGATGCGGCTGAAGCAAACGGAGGCGCAGGGGTTGTTAGTTACAGCGTATCATACGAGGCTGTAACTTGTATGCGTCCGTTGAATACGGATAGCTTTTTCATATCTACACGTACGTCATCGTATGCTGTAACGCCTGACTATACACGTACAGTTTTTGGTGAGCCTCTGTTTACCAAAAAATACTTGTTCGGTGCGTCAGTTGTTAATCAGTTCTCATTCGTTGACGTGCTAGGTGACTTTGCATTCATAGATACTGAAGGCTTGCGGTCATTCAACGCTGTGCAGCAGCTACGTAACGAAGGGCGTAACTCTGCGTTTTCGTTGAAGGTTGCGAAGTTGCTTGATGATAAATCGCAGAGTCTTACAGCAAGCGCAGCAATTACGTTTGACAACTACGCGTTTTTTGCTGTGCAGACAATTTACGGGCATGGCGTACTTGTGTTTGACTCGACGTTGAAGAAGTTTGTTAGCTTCGACAACTTTACGAAAGACGATGATACAACGTGTGCGCCGATAGTACAGTTCACGAAGATTGATTCTGCTGATGCTCACGAGCTTTATGCTATCACATCATACGGCGAGATGATTAAGATGTGGGGTGGCATAAAATACTCAGCAGCTTATGTGCAGACAAAGGCGTTTAACGTAGGTGATTCACGTGTAGATCAGAAGCCGTTAACGTTGCGTACGCTGTTCACGGACGTTAAGCCGATTGAATCAATAGCAATACAAGTTCCATATCCAGATGTTCTTGTTATATCTTGGGACGGCATTACATCGTTGAGTGGAACACCTGACCCACCATATGGTATTTGGGCAACTCCCCCCACAACATTTACATCGACATCAGCTTTTGCTTTACCAGTTAAGCCTATACCTTACACGCTTGCTATTGGAACTGTTATACGTTTTTATGGTTGGAGTCATGCTCTGACTGGCTACGGTATACCGAATTCGTTAGCCGCTGGTGATGGTGGTGCTGACGGTATGGATGGCACTTTTGAATTAACAGTCGCAGCTAGTGTTGGTGATGTAACGTTAACTGGCAAACTTACCACAGCTTCATACGTTTACTGGAACAGTCCTGCATATGTTAAGTATGATGGTTCTGGTACAGTTAGCTGTACGCCGATAAGTAATGGAGTTGCTGGGCAATCTGTGTTATCTAAAACGCTAGTAGCGCCTACGTTTGACGGTATGCGCTACACGGCTGCGTATCCGCTTATGTGGGATGGCCAGAACAAAATTCAATCGCTGGCGTTTAACTTTCAAGATAGTCGCATTGGCTGGAAAGCCTCGTACGCTATTAAGTGGGATAACGCCGCGACACTTTCGATTATAAACATAGAAACAAAAGACATCACATCTAAAAATTCTTTAATGACACAAGCTTATGCCAGCTAACATAGACAGTTCAGAGTTCACACACGCGACACAGTTATTTGCAGATAAGACTGCGGCGAATGCTTGGCGCACGTCACTAACCGTGTTTGACGCATCAACGTCAACGCAAGGTGTAGTAAAGCAATGTACACACGTGGGGGATATTGCTGGGTCGATAGGTGGTGTAAACATTATCGCAGGAGCAAGTGTTACAGAGCCTACGACAATAGGTGCAGTAAGCGCAACCCCTAGCGATGCTGAAGTTAAAGTCGCGTTTCAGGCGCTTGCAGAGAAGATAAACTATTTAACGTACCGGCTGGAACAAGCTGGTATAATGGCAGACAGTTAAGGAAAAAAGATTATGGGTTGGACTGATGATTTAGGTGGGTTGCTGGCAGGGGCCGGTACGATTTACGGACTGTCGCAGTTGGGTAAAGGCCCAACTCCGTCTGCTGGACAGACAACAAAACAGGCGTTTGAGGCTTATCGGGATTATTATCCTTCTAGGACAGCAGAGCAGATTAGGCTATCAAATCTTGATCCTCTGGACGATGATTATAAGTTAACTCCTCCCAGCTACGCTGAGATTGTTCGTTCTGAACAGTTGCGAGACTTGGAGCATATGCAGTCTCCTGCTATGCAGGAACTCGCTAGGCGTAAAGCCGCTCAACAGTTTGATTTAGCTCAACAATATATTCCTGAGTACGGGCAGCTTGCTAGTGATGAAGCGTATCGTACGGCGATGCGTGACACAGGGCAACAAGTAGATGTTCTAAGAGGGCCAGGAGGTGAGCTTATAGATGAAGCCTACGCCGCAGCGCAAGGTATAGATCCTGAGTTCTATCGTCAGCGAGCGCAGACAGGTAGTGGTCTTAGTGATTTGTTACGTTCGATGTATGATGAGCGTACGTTAAAGGGTGGTGATAAGTACGACGAAGCGCGTCCACAAGGTTACTTCACAGGAAATCTAAGCGGCGGTGAGCGTGAAGAAATTAACCGTTCATTAAACCGCCAATCCTCACAAGGAGGTAATCTAAACGTACCATCTATGGGTAACGTAGTAGCTAACGCCATGACATACGGTAACGCTATGCAGAACAGACGTAATGCGTTTGGTCAGGCATTACAACAAGCCACGTCATTCCTTCCCGCGTCACGTAGCGGATTTGATCCTATGCAAGTTGCGTTAGGCCGTCCGTCAACAACGTTGCCAACAACTTTTAGCCAACCTAATATGCAAACGAATACTTCGGGGCAGTCTGGTAACTTCATGAACAATACGTTCGGTGCTGCTGGGCAGTCTGCTGGTTTCAAAGCTAACCAACCGACGTGGCTTGATCGTATAGGCCAAGGTGTAAATGTTGCACAAGACATAGGTAAGTTAGGTTGGTAGAATTTAGTCAGCCGTAGATGTTATGTTGTGGATTAGGGTTCTCACGTATTCAAAGTGATCTGCGGCTGACTTTTAACTTATAAAATAATATGGCATATATTGATGATGAGCGTAGGCGCAGGGCTGGCGTAGAGTTAACTCCTG